TTCCTCAAGAGTGTTGTAGCACCTTTGTTTTGGATTCCATTTTAAAGTTATCGAGCCGATATTCCCATAAACATCAATTTCCCTGACTTTTGCAATTCTTATATCAGTCTGCTGTAACTCAAAATCTCTTGTTACAATTATGCCAATATCTGCCTTATTATTGAAATGGGCACTCCCCGAAATTGAGTAGAGCGAATCGACAACAAATTTTCCATCTGGATTCCTGATTTGTTTGTTAGGGTGGGCAACTAAGAATGACATAGTATCAGTCTCTCTGTTGAATCTTTTTATCTTAGAAATAACCACTGAAATATGTTCATCTTCTCTAAATCCATTGTTTCTATTTGGATTAATTTCATTATAGGGATCTATTATCAAGCAGTCTATTTTAAGATTTTCAGCACACCAATATGCTCTGTCTACAATCCAATCGATGTCAGGTGAATCTTGTATTTTATCCATAAAGAAAAAATGATCTTCAATAAACACCAAAGCCTCCCCTAATTCTGTCTCTTTCAATCGGTTTTTAAACATTTTGTCAAAAGGTTTCTTTGTATATTTTTCCACCAATCGCTTGACATTAACGGCTAATGAATGTTCAGGGCTGAATATAACAAATTTAAATCCCTCATTTTTTGCGAGATTCATTGCCAGATCATAACAAAATGATGATTTCCCTGAATTTGGCGTTCCTGTTATTACTGTGAAACAAGGCTTCACAATCTTCAAAAATGGATCAAGGCTGTCAAACCCTGTTTTATATTGGACATGTGATTTGCCCGAATATAAATCCATAACCGAATCATACAAGTCATTAGCTGTGTATAATCCATCAATTTTCTTGCTCATATTTATCTCCTGTTTATCCTGCTAAAAAGTTTTTATTCTTGATGTTGTTTATATTAGTATTATGTGCAACTTTTTCACGTGGTCTCCCTGCATTTACCCAATAAGTGTTATGCAGTTTTATGCCCTTTCTAATCTTGGTTACTTTGATCATTCCGAGTTTTTCTAATTTCTTAGAATGTGTGATTATCGATCTTACTGAACACCCACATCTTTTGGCTAGATGGGTTTGTGATGGATAACATTCATTTTTTTCATTAGCATAATTTGACAACATTATCAGCACTAATTTGGTAGTAGGGTGTTTGATTTCCTGCTTTAATGCCCAATGTATAGCGTGAAAACTCATTAGTAAAAATCGTTCGGTTGCACCTTTTGGTCTGTTAATTGCCTTATCTTCTCCATATTTGATCGATTTGGAATCCTTGTCCCATAAACATATGCCGACATTGATGGCGCTGGAATTCCAGATATTTCGCTAAATTTGGCTACAGATATCCCTTTTTCCTTTAAATATTGTTTAATTTTCATTAATTCTCCTTATTTTTAAGCCCAAATATACCACACGTTACACCTCATTTGTATATATATCGTTTGCAGATACACAAAAATTGTGCTAATTTTCCAAATATGAGCGATATTAACCAGATCATGAACACAATACCTGTTGAGGATCAACAGAGGTGGATGAGGGAGATATTGCACATAAAACCACTGAAATCCTTTGTGATTAATGAGATTCTTGGGGATCTGGTCGGCTTCGACTTGAGATACAAGGATCAATTTGATCTGGGAATTCGGAATAAAACCGATTATCTGATCGCTGAATTCATCAGAAGTGATTATTTTAGGCAATCACCTGAAGATTTGGTTAAATCGGATTATCTTATAACAAAATTGGAGATTTATTTACAATGAGCACTAAATCTTTGTTATTCTTGATCGTTATAGGGCTATTCGGGATCAACTATCATCTATATTTTGGCGACATTATAACGCCATCATATGCGTCAGGTGATTGTGGGAAACGATATAATCCTTGTTGGGTTAAGATAAAAAAATAGGAGAAAACAATGACCGACAAAAAAGAATCCCCTGCGATAGCGCACATGCGTGAAGTATCGGGGAGAGCAGACGAGCATCTAAATAAACTATTATTAGCAAGGCAGGAAATTGCCAAGCTACCGATGGTTAAAGACAAAATAGGCGCTTTCAATAATGCATATCTTGGACTTGAATCGATAGTTCAAAAAATAGAGCCAATATTATTGAAACATGGCTTTATTACGCAGTTTTCGGATAATACTGCGTTTTATTCACAAGGAGATCGTGAGGGTACAATTGATCCAAAAGTTGCAGTTTTTAAAATGACAGTTACTTATGCCCCAACAGGCAAGGTATTTGATCCTGAATTTTTGACTGTATCTTTGGATAAAAATACGCCACAGGGCAAGAAATCAGCGTATACACAGGCTAAAAGGCTCTTATATACCAATTTCTGCGCAATCCCTGAAGCAGATGATGATGCATCTGCAACGATGACAATATCAGCGAGGCTCGATGCAATCCAATCATTATGCAAGGATATAACCGATCTTGAAGATATTGGTGAAATGGCTAAAAAGACCTTTTTCATTCTCAAGGCTAAATATAACAAAGCTGAAAAGGATGCTAAAGCAGAAGGCAAAAACAACAAGCAATCATTCACAGGCAATTCTGCGAACAGCATATTTGAGGAAGATGCCAAATAACGAGTGGGGATTTGGTAGCCCTCTGACTCATTTTCCTGAGTTGGAGGGCAAGATTGAGGATAAATTCTTTTCCCAATATCGAGATCCAGATCCTGAAATGCAAAAAAAATTGGATAATCTAAAAAACTTCAAGAAAGTAGAGAAGATTATTGAAGAGGAGGATCGTGAAGGCGATCTAATAAAAAAGAAAATAACATTATATGTGAGGTACAAATGACAGACAAAGAGATGACAATACAGGAAATGGAGGCAATTTTTAACGAAGATCAGGGAATTCCTGCAAATCAGGGAGCTAGATCGACCACAGCTGATGATCAGCACAAACATGAAGTTGATCTGGATAAGATCAAAATGAGTTCAAGCGCTGAATTCACAAGTTGGGATTCCCCACCGAAAATGGTGCATATAGGCAAAATTGATGATGGATCACCTCATAAACAACAGTTCGTAATGGTTAGGAAGACTAGCCAAAGCGGGAAGGTTTATTGTGAGGTTTATCTGAAAGCAGGAACGCTTTTTCAATGCAAACAAGGATCAAAGGCAGTTATGTCAGGCGAGTTGAATTATGAGCATGGCATGATAGATAAAACTAAAAAGAACACAGTTTTTGTTTATGATAATCAGTCTTACTTTGGTTATGATATTCAAGATTATGTTCCTTATAATCCAGATGAAAAAAAATAAAAAACATGTTCAAATAAAAAGAGGCTTTCATATTTCCTCGTACGCTCGTCAGTCGGCTTTGGCGAGACTCCTGTGGAGTGGAGGGTGTTTGTTTTTTTCTAACCTCCACTCCTAATATTATGTACGGGCTGATTAAGATTCCAATAACACAAAAAGATTCGATGTTAGCTCGTACCGAAATTTCATCAGGTGTGGGAATAAAAACAACTGCCAAAACAACTACAAACGATGAAAATCAAAGATCAGTAAATATGTGGAGGATTCCACAGAATACTTGGATTTGGGGTTTTTTCACAGGAATATCAAAGATTGCTAATCGTGAGTTCGATTACGATATAAGCGGGATTCAAGATATTCAATATCTGGAATATAAAGTTGGTGATTATTATGTCACTCACAGTGATATAAATGATGGAGCAGGTGGTGAAAGGAAAATAAGTATGTCTTGGACATTGAACGATGATTATGAGGGAGGCGATCTTAAAATTTATCATGGAGGGGAGAAGGTGGTTATTGATAATAAATCGAGCGAGATCGTCGCCTTCACAAGTTTCATGGATCATTCAGTTTCAATTGTAACCAAAGGCAAAAGAAAAGTATTAGTATGTTGGATCAAAGGAAATCGATGGAGGTAAACGATGAGCGACGAAGTAATAAAAGATAATTTAAAAAGGTTAAGAAATATGGCGCAGGAGGATCTTAATTCTACTGCAAAAGAAATCTTCAGGGATCTGGCAGATCCGAAAACCGATCAACAATTAAGGGCAGTTTTGCTGAAATTCTATGCTTTAGGCAATATTCAGGATGGATTGAACGCTCTTAATGTCAATATGGGTAAGCCACCTGAGATCAAAAAAACCTAATATTTATTGATCTGGTAATCGAAAAAAGGCGATTTTTTGCCAATTTAGGCAAGATTTCGCCTATATTAGTTGAAAATGTATCGGATTCGCATATATTAGTAGGTGTCAAACGATTAATAACAGGAGGATCAAATGACAAAACTAGATAAATTTATTGCGAGTGCAACACCTAGTAATATATCTAAATTAGATGATGAGCTATTAACTAAATTAAATAAAAATTTACATTTAGCTAACACATTATCAACAATAGAAAACAGAAAAAAAATCGAATCAATCCAAAATATCGTTCATCACGAGATGTATGGAAGAGGATTTGATGTTATTAAGCCAAAAAACTAACAGGAGAAACAAATGACAGCGAAAAATAAAAAAACTAATTATTCAATTTCAGTCGATCTTGATACAATTAGAAAAACAATAGAAAAACACTTAAAACAAGCCGAAAAAGAATTGGGCGCTAATATCGAGATGGGTGGGATTAGATATTCCCTCGATTCCAAAGGCAATCTTGCAAACTTTTCATCAAAATTAGAATATTGTAAAGAAGGGCAATCAAAAGAAATGGTTGCGCTAGAAAAAATTATTAAAATTTTGATATCAGATAAACTTGTTGATGAGGATATTGACATAACTCAGACATTCGATTATCTAGGCAGGAAAATTAAGTTCACAGGTTGGAGAAACAAAGCACCTAAAAGACCTGTGATGTTTCTTGAAAATGGAAAGGAATATATTACGACTGCCTCAATGTTAGGAAGCGTTTTAGGGATTGAGAGAAAAGATATGGAAGACCACCAACTATTTTGGCAAGACTTTCCTAAAGTAGGGAGACTCAAAATACATGAGTTATAAAATAACTGAGGGGCGAGAGCCCCTCTTTTTTGGAGAAAAATATGAGTGAAAATTTTACTAAAAATATAGAAAAAAATCTTATAGGCGCTAAAATTGTCAAAGTCGAATATTTAACACCTCAAGAGTCTTATGATGACTTAGGTTGGGATTATCAGCCAATTCAAATCACACTTGATAATGGCGTTAAACTTGTACCAAGCTCAGATGATGAAGGTAATAATGCAGGTGCAATATTTACTAATTTGATAGATTTAGAAGTAATCGGTGTACAAAGGGAGGAAATATGAAAATCGATGCAAAAAAAATAATAAATGAAGCTAAAAATAGAATGATTATGTTTAAGGGAGGTAAATTGCCAAAAGAAAACTACAATGAAAAAGATTATGATATGGATTCTAAATTGGTAGAATGTTTTAATAACTACAAATGATAGACCATATAAATAAACCGAATCATTACACTCAAGGCGAGGTGGAATTTATCCAAGCGATAGAATCCACCTTAACC